ACCGAAGAACAACAAAGTATCATTACAAGCAAAGTAAACGCACAATTAACGGGTTCTAAAGGACTCCGAACTATTGTAGCTTTCAATGCAAGTGAAACAAGTAAAACAACTGTTGACGATATTCCATTAAACGATGCACCTGAACACTATTCGTATTTAAGTGAGGAGTGCTTACGTAAGATTATGTTAGGGCACAATGTAACAAGTCCTTTGTTATTTGGTATTGCTTCTACAACTGGTTTTAGTTCAAATGCTGATGAACTTAAGAACTCAAGTATTTTGTTTGACAACATGGTTATTAAGCCTATGCAAGATGAATTACTTGAGGCTTTCGATAGAATATTAGCTTATAATGGAATTACTTTAAAGTTATTCTTTAAGACTTTACAGCCTTTGGAGTTTATGGACTTAGAGAACGCACAAACAGAGGAGCAAATAGCTGAAGAAACAGGAACTGAATTAAGCGCTGTAAACCCTTTAATAGAATTAGGTGAAGACGAAAGTTCTGAATGGTTGCTTATTGATGAGTTTGAAGTTGACTACGATACAGACGAAAAGGAAAACGAAATTCTAAGCGGCGAAGTAAAACAAAGTTTATTATCTAAGGTTGTTAACCTTGTTAGCACTGGTTCGGCTTTTCCTAACTCAAAAAGTGAGCAAGACGAAAATATAGAAGGTATTAAATTCATTACTCGTTATGTTTATGCAGGTGAAACTACCGAAAAGACGAGACCTTTTTGTAGTCAAATGATTAAAGCTAATAAAATCTATCGTAAAGAAGATATTTTAAGAATGGGTAACAACGTTGTAAATGCAGGTTGGGGGCCACGTGGTGCAGATACTTATTCAATTTGGTTATACAAAGGCGGTGGTAATTGTCACCATAGATGGAACAAGCGAGTTTATGCAAGTTTTGAAGGCGTAGGTATTGATGTTTATTCGCCAAAAGCGAGACAAGTAGCTTCAAGAAAAGCTGAAAAATTAGGTTATGTAATTAAGAATCCAAACTTGGTAAGTCAAAGACCTATTGATATGCCAAACAGAGGGTTTTTACCAAAAGATTAAAAGATGGCAGAAGCGTTATTAATTACGAGAGACGATGTTGTAAAGTTTACTGCTATGAATGGCAACGTAGACACGGATAACTTTATTCAATGGATTAAAGTCGCTCAAGATATTCACATTCAAACTTACTTAGGAACACGTCTTTTAGACAAAATAAAAGATGATATTGTAAACGAAACTTTAAGCGGTGATTATTTAACGCTTGTAACGACGTATATAAAGCCTATGCTGATACATTGGGCTATGGTTGAATATTTACCCTTTGCAGCGTATACAATCGCTAATAAAGGCGTATTTAAGCATAATTCAGAAAACTCTACAAACGTAGAAAAAGACGAAATAGACTTCTTAATAGAAAAAGAGCGTTCAATTGCTCAACATTATACAGAAAGATTTATAGATTACATGGCTTTTAATCAAGCTTCGTTTCCTGAATACAATTTAAATTCAAATGGGGATATGTACCCAGACACACAAAATAACTATTTTGGATGGTTCATTTAAAGAAGTATAAGCCTAAGGCTGAAAACATTAAAAAATTACAAATTTATTTAAACAAAATAAATGGCGGACGTAAAGATAAGTCAACTAACAGCGAAAGCGGCAAAAGTTGAAAGTACAGATAGAATTCCAATAGCAGATTATAACGGAACAACTTACGATACTAAGTATGTAACGGGTTCGGAAATTAATGAAGTTAGCTTAGATACTTCACCACAATTAGGTGGAAACTTAGATGTAAATGGATTTCAAATTACGAGTGCTTCAAATGGTAATGTTATTATAAATCCAAATGGAACTGGAATAGTAAAAATAGAAACTGATTTACATTTACAAAATACAAATAGTGCTGTAGCTAAATCTCTTTTATTTTATGAAGGTGTGCCTAATGGCTCAAGTTATGTTGCTTTAAAGGCAGCTGATTCTTTAACTGCCAACACTACCTATACTTTACCAACAGCAGATGGAACAAGTGGACAAGTTTTGTCCACAAATGGAACGGGAACATTAAGCTGGACAAATAACGATTCGGGTTTAACTGTTAATTCAACTGCAATAGCTTCGGGAACTGCTGGACGTGTATTCTTTCAGAATGCTTCAAATCAATTATCTCAAAGTGCAAATTTATTTTGGGATAATACAAATAATAGGTTAGGAATCAATACAGCTACTCCAACGGTTGCTTTGGATGTTGCTGGTGCTGGAAGAATTGTTACTAACTTAGGTGGAGGTGGAACGTCATTTAGTATTTTTTCTGTATCAACTGAACTTTTTAGAGTATCTGAAAATGGATTTGTTAGACAAAATAATTTATCTTCATTTGGTAATTCAAATGCCTTAAGTTTATACGGGGGTAGAGATGTAACAGATACAGTGTTTTTGTCTTGCTTAAATGTTTATAATACCGCAAATACTACTCGTAATCTTTTACGAATTTCAAATGGTATTACACACACTTCGGGAAGTACAACTGACACACGAATGTTAACCATTGATCCGACAATTAATGTTACGGGTGGGACAAGTACAATAAGAGGTTTATATTACAATCCAACATTAACATCGATAACTGGAGTTACTCATAGAGCAATTGAAACAACAACTGGAAGTGTTATATTTAATTCAACGAGTGGGAATGTAGCTATTGGAGGTACGTCTTTTGGTACGAGTTCAGATAAAGTATTAGCACAATATACGGGAACAGCTCCAGGCTCTTCACCCGCTGATGCTTACCAACAATATTCAGCAGACATTACAGCTGGTAATGCAGCACCACATTTTAGAACTGAAAACGGAAACGTTGTTAAGTTGTATCAAGAAACAACTGGAGTTGCTTCGGCTACATTAGTAAGTAATGCTGGAACTACATTGACATCAACAGATACATTTGATGGGTATACTTTACAACAAGTAGTAAAAGCATTAAGAAATTTAGGTATTTTAGCATAAAAAATATATTATGGCAATTTTAATTAAAGGAACAACAGAAAAACAAATTAAATTATCGGGAACTGATATAACAATTCCAGAAATTTATGGTCGTGTGGAGTTTGTAGGTCGCGCAAATGGCACTACTTTAGAAATAGGGATTATAACCTATGTAAGTGAGCAAACATTTGAAGAAAATAAAGTAGTATTTACAGACGTTGAATCACGTTCTTTAACGGCTAATTTAGAGCCTAACGAAACACAATCATTGGAAACAGCTCATAAGTACGCTAAGATAGCTTATGAAGGGCAAGGATATGAAGTTGTCATTGATTTAAATTGAACAAAACACGAACCATTAAGTTAAATAAGTATGGCAAATAGTAACGGATGGGGAGATGGTTCAGCAAACAACGCAATAGGTTGGGGACAAGGTGCTAACAACGCTATTGGTTGGGGTAAAAGCCATATTGATAGTTGGTCTGGAGCTACTGATATTGATGGTGGAAATTTGCCTTCTAATAGTGTTGCTCCTGCATTAAGTGGAACTGCTCAAGAAGGTCAGACATTAACTTGTTCTACAGGTACTTGGTCGGGTTCTCCTACCTATACTTATCAATGGAAGCGAAACGGAAGTAATATTGGTAGTGCTACAAATTCAACTTACACACTTGTAACTGCGGATGTAGGACAATCAATTAAATGTACGGTAACAGCTACTAATTTTATTGGTAGTGCTACTGCTGATTCAAACACGGTTACTCCTACAAGTTCAGTTGACCCTGATGCACAAGCATTCATAACAGCTGCTTCAATTACAGACCCTACTCAACAAAGTGCTATTAATCAATTAGTACTTGACTTAAAAGGGTATTCAATTTGGACTAAAATGAAAGCTATCTATCCAGTTTGTGGTGGTAGTGCTTCAAGCCATGCAGTCAATCTTAAAACGCCTGGCACATATAATTTAACTTTTGGAACGGGTTGGACTCATAACGCAAATGGAATGACATCTTTCAACACATTTGCACAAACTAATTTACAACCTTCTTCAGTTCTTGGATTGAATGATACACATTTAAGTTATTTTACAAGTGGTTTTATTGACTCAACCGCTGCTTGTATGATTGGTGCTTTTAATTCACCTAATAGACTGGCTATATATTCGCAAGGTTTATACGGGGTTAATAGTGCAACTTGGTCAAGTTATACTTATTCAGGTGGTGGTGTTAAATTTAGAGTTATTAGTAGATTATCTTCAACAGTTCATAAATTTGCAAATAATGCAACAATTCAAACCGCTACATTAAACTCAAGTGCAAGACCAACGTCAAACATAGAATTAGGAAGGTTAGGAGGTTTTGGAAGTGATTATTTTAATGGAATATGTAAATTCGCATCTATTGGGGATGGATTAACAGATACAGATATAGCAAATTTTAATACAGCTGTAACAACTTACCAAACAGCATTAAGTAGATATAATTAAAATGGAAGGTAGAATAGTAACAAATGAACAAGCACAAGATTTACAAGGTGTATTCTTTGATGCTGATACATTCTTTAATTTTGTTCAGGATATTAATGATGTATATTTTTTATTCTTAAGTGAATCAGATGAGGCAGATATTAAGCCAACTGAATATGCATATTTATTAGATATTCCATTAAGTCCATTTGAGCCTAAGCCTTCACCATTTCCACCAATAGAAAATTAATTTAAATGATACCTGTTACACAAATCTTAGATATTATTAAAAAGCAAGGCGCTACTGGAGTACTTGCGTTATGGTTATGGTATACACATTCAGATGTACAAGATTTAAAAGCGCGTCTTTATGATTGTTATGGAAAAGATAAAACTTCTTCAGCAACTAAAGAAATTAAAGATACATCAGTTGTCGCTATAATACCAAAAGACGAATTAAACGAAGAATGAGTTACGACTGGTTAAAAAAAGAAACAGCTCCAAGAGTATTAATTCAAGCCATTAAACAAATAGGCGTTAGGGAATTTGTTGGTGGAACTCACAATCCAATTATCATGAATTGGGCAAAAGAGGTCGGACTTGAAAAGATTTATAAGTCAGATGAAATTCCGTGGTGCGGTTTGTTTATAGCTTATTGTTGTAAGATGGCAGCATTAGACGTAGTTTCTAAGCCATTATGGGCGTTGTCATGGTCAAATTGGGGAACTAAAGTAACCGAACCAATGTTGGGTGATGTTCTTACATTCAAAAGAAATGGCGGTGGACACGTAGGAATTTATGTAGGTGAGGATAATACTCACTATCATGTTTTAGGTGGTAATCAAAACAATTCAGTAAGCGTTTCACGCATCGCTAAGAATAGATTAAATCAAGCACGTAGAACAGCATGGAAAGTGGCTCAACCTGCAAACGTTCGTAAAGTTTATTTAGAGCCAAAAGGAGTAATAACAACAAATGAAGCATAATGGCAAAGAAAAATTTAAAAGTAGAAGTAGACACCGAAAACATAGACGTTAAGGTTGAACGCAAAGACGGAGAGTTAAAAGTAGATTACGATTCTAAAAACATAGATGTAACTGTTGACAAGACCGCTGATAAAGTAGAGGTGAAAGTCGACTCTCAAGGCGGTCTTTTTAAAATTGTTGGTAATATCGTTAAAAAGATTTTGTTACGACGATTAAAGTAGTATATTTGCGAGAACTTTTTTCATAATCATAGTTTAATTGTTAACGAGAACCCTTACTTCGGTAGGGGTTTTTTATTTTCCCAAAAAAATATTTGTTAAAAATGTAACCTTATATTAAAAAGTATAGTATATTTGCTCAAAACAATTAAATATTTAAGTTATGAAAAAACACATTTACGACTTGTTAGACCAAGTTACACCTGCAAACGATGAGCATAAAGACGTTTTAAGGTCGTTTTTAGCCTTTCCTGTGATAGTTTTTGCTATCATTGGTGCATTGTATTCACTTTTAATTTTTATGCGATGAGAACGAAGAAAAACACGAAGCCAACATTTCTTGAAATAATCAACTATTGGCACGATCAAAAGAAAAAGAACTTAGGTAGATTTAATATGGAGCATTATTTAAGGGTTTGTCAGGCTAAGGCATATAATGTTAGATTTGATGAAAACAATAATATGATAAGAATATGAAGGCTAAAGAAGTTACAGCAGTATTTGAATGGACAAATGAATCCGTCTTATTGCAGCAAATAGAACGTTTAAAGGAATTGATTTTACAAGGTAAGGAATATCACGAGGATGTTTACGATAAAATGAATCTTCAGTTTATGCAGAAATACGAAAGAATGCGTAGCTTTAAAGTAATTAATCATAACGAAATAATTATAAAATCAAACGTATGAACCAAGACCCTAAAAAGTTCGCTGTTGAATTAGTAGATAAATTCTATGTAGGACTGCATATTAAAGACTATAAGACGGCACGTAACTGCGCTATCTTTACTTGTCATCAACGTATTCAGGAAACCCTTACATTAACACGAATTAAGTTTTTAAAAGAAGTTATAACCGAAATTGAAAAGTTATGAAAGTTCTTGTATTATATAATGGTAAGCAAAAGATTGACTATCGTAAAATAAAGCGATGGAGGGTTCGAATAAACATATCAAATAATTTTTACAAAAATTTCGAATTAGATTAAAATATTTTTTATATTTGCGATTGGGAAGGCAGTCCCGAAGAGACATTATTGAAGTCCCTATTGGTTAGTAACGCTGCCTCGTGAACACTGATAGGGCTTTTTTTTTAAGGCAGTAAAAAATGACAAACAAAAAAGAATTTATTAAGGTTAACATCGAAGACCTTATTTATGCCAAAGAATTTTTTGATAATGTATCGGATTATTCGTTATGGCTTTATGCAGTTACCGAGTATTATCAGGGTAATGAAATTACAATTAAGAAGAAAATTGTAAAAAAATATTTTGATAATTACAAAAAGACGATGAACATCGTAATTCAAGCTAAAGAATTTGGTAAACAAGGTGCGTTGAAACGTATTGAAAAACAACAAGTTAACATTGATACCCTTGAAGACCCCCTACAAGATTCCCTTGAAGATACCCTTAGAGTAAATAATAAAGATAAAAGTAAAGATAAATATATATATAGGAGGTTTAAACATTTATCTATTTCAGTTGAAGAATTTAATAAGTTATGCATTGATTATACTAAACAGCAAATTGATGATATTTTAGACCAAATTGAAAATTATTCTCAAAATAAAAAATTTAGTTCTTTATATTTGACAGCTAAAAATTGGTTAAAACGTAATGAAAAACAAAATGAAATTACAATAATTGACCCATTAGTAGAATACGTTAACAAACAATTAGGATTATGAAAGGCGATGCGGTTCAATACTTGCTTGATTATAAACACGGCAAAATAAAAAAGGGTTACGGAATAGATTGTTTCTTAGATGAACACCTTAGGTTTAAACGTAAACAGCTAAATATTATTTTAGGACATGATAACGTAGGTAAAACTTACTGGATTAATTGGTATTTTTTAACGTTGGCAGTAAAACACGAATTAAGATTTTGTATTTGGAGTGGCGAAAACCAAAAAGGACAAATCTTACGTGATATGATTCAAATGTATTTAGGACAAAAGTTTTCAGAAATTGACGATAAAAAGATATTAAGCACCGCTACATTTTTGGAGCAGTATTTTGATTTTATACCAAACGATAAACTTTATACACCTGCGGATATTTTAAAGCTGTTTAAAGAAAGCGAATGCGATGCCGGGTTAATTGACCCTTTTACAGGTCTTGACCGACCTATGACATTTGAAGGAAACTATCAATTTTTAAATCAGGCAAGGCAATTTGTTAATGAATCTGGAATGTCAATTTACATAAACACGCACCCAAATAGCGAAAGTGGTAGGAGCGGTAACTTATATCCTGAAAATCATCAATGGAAAGGACATCTTAAACCACCATTAAAAGACCATATCGAGGGCGGTAAGGCTTTTTTAAATAGGTGCGACGATATGTTTGTAATTCATAGGCTAATAAAACACGAAACAATGAAATATTATACTATGGTTAACGTAGAAAAGATTAAAGACATGGATACTGGCGGAATGCATACAAGATTAGATGAACCAGTACTATGTGAATTTAATAACGGATTAGGGTTCAAGATTAATTCAGTTGACCCATTACGAAAATACGAACCAATAAAACCTAAACAACTTCCTTTAATCGAACCTGACATAGTTAATGGAAAAGAATTAATTTCGTTTAGTGAAAAACTTAAACAATCCCCTTTTTAATTATGAAAACAGTTAACAGTTTAAGTGGTGGTAAAACATCGAGTTATATAGCTGCAAATTATCCTGCTGATTATAACATATTTTCACTTGTAAGAACAAATGATACAAATTGTTTATTCCCTGATGCGAAAATTAGACAAATCGTAAGCGATAAAATCGGAACTGAATTTATAGGAACTTTAGAAGAAGATACTATAATTTATACGATGTTAGATTTAGAGCAGTTTATAGGTCAAGAAATAGTATGGATAAGCGAAAACACGTTTGAAGAAGTTATAGCAAGTTATAAAATGGCAAATGGTAAAAATTATTTACCTAATCAAATGACACGTTACTGCACTATGGACATGAAAGTTAAACCAATTGCACAATGGTGCTACGAAAATACGGAACTACCAATAGAAATGCGAATAGGTTTTAGAGCAAATGAAATGAGCAGAGCAAAAACAATGAGTGAACGTGCTATTGATGGGATAGAAAGTTTTAAATTTAAGGTTGGAATAAAAAACGGACGCAATAAATGGAAAGAATTACCATACCGAAAGACTACTTTCCCTTTAATTAATGACGCTATATTTAAAGACACAATAGAAAACTACTGGAAAGATAAACCTGTTAGATTTGCATATCAAAATAACTGCGTAGGTTGTTTTCACCGAAGCGAATTAATGCTTAAACATATGAGTAACAAAGCCGAAAAGCAGTTTAATTGGTTTATTGAAATGGAAAAGAAAAACGGATGCACGTTTAAAAGTGGAATTACATATGAAAAAATTAAAAGCTATAGAACGCAATTAGAATTATTTGACGATGATTTTAATGAATGCGATTCAGGATATTGTGGAATGTAAATTATAACAAGCAAAAACACGAATAAATGGATGAATTGAATATTATAAGTGCCAAAGTAGGAATACAAACTACTTTCTTAAAAGTTAAAATAAGTTTAGAAGAGATAAAGACGAACCACCCTAATCGAAAAGACATAATAGATTCAATGGAACGAACCTTAGCAGACCTTCAAGAAATTAGTTTAGTTTATTCAACAATGGAGAAAGAGTACAGGTCAGCTTTACAACAAAACTTTAGACTTGAAAGATTGCTTCAGGAAGAAAAATTTAAGAATAAAGACTTAGAAACACAATTAAAAAGTAAAAATTATGAAATATAGAATATTAAATTTATATGCTTGTCTTGGTGGCAATCGTTACAAATGGGATGAGGTTGCAGACAACTTAGAAATAACAGCCGTAGAACTTGACCCAGAAGCAGCACGTTTGTATCAAGAGCGTTTTCCAAATGACAAAGTAATAGTTGCAGACGCACACCAATATTTATTAGACCATTACAAAGAATTTGATTTTATTTGGAGTTCGCCACCTTGTCCTACGCATTCAAAGGTTCGATTTACTCAAAAGAACCAAGATTTTTATGTCCCGGAATATCCTAATATGATGTTATACCAAGAAATTATTTTTCTTAAACATCATTTTGAAGGCAAGTATTGTGTTGAAAATGTTATTCCATACTATGAACCATTGATACCTGGTCAAAAACGAGGTAGGCATTTATATTGGACTAATTTTTTGTTACCAAGTCAAATAGATAGAAAAGAATCAAAAGGAATAATTGGTGGTCAAGTTAATGACGAGTTTAAAAAACTTTGCGAATTTCATCAATATGATTTTTCACAATACAAAGGCGAACAAAGTAGAACTAAAATGGCTCGTAATTTAGTAGATTTTGAAGTTGGCAAAACAATACTTGAAACAGCTTTAAACATTTACAAAAAGACGAATATAAACCAAACATCAATCTTCGACTATGAGGTGTAAGCATTGTAGAAATAAGTTTGAGCCAGTACGCTTCAATATGAAATATTGCTTAAAAGATGAGTGCGTTCGTGTTTGGGTAGAATCTGAAAAGGCGAAACAATGGAAAAAGACGAAAGCAAAAGCGAAGTTAGATTTAATGACTTTAAGTGACTACCTTAAATTAACCCAACAAGTCTTTAACAAGTGGATAAACCTACGAGATAAGGGGTTACCTTGTATAAGCTGCGATAAACCAATTATAGGACGTGTAAACGCTTCGCATTTTTGGAATGCAAACAACCATTACAACGTTCGATTTAATGAAGATAACGTTCATAGTTCTTGCATTACGTGTAATCAGTTTTTATCTGGCAATCTTTTGGAGTATAGAACTCGACTTATTTCAAAGATAGGCATTGAAAGATTTAACATATTGGAAGCTGAAAGCAAGGAAACACGGAAGTTCACAAAGGACGAGCTAAAAGAAATAATTAACATCTATAAAAAAAAGATTAAACAATTAGATTTATATTAAAAAATATAATTACTTTTGACTTAACAATTAAAACTTAAATTATGATAACAAATTTTGAAACCATTACTCACGAACTAACTGACGAAGAATTAAACTTAGTTCCTGTTATAGTTCACAGCTTCCGATTCTATAAAAAGGATAACCCAATAAAAGCTGAATTAATAGTTAAACGGATGAACGAATACCTACAAAAAAACGGATCAAAAGTTAAAATGAATGGTCCGCGTTTACGTAAGATAGTTAACTACATTCGAACAAATGGCATAATACCACTTATCGCCACTTCTAACGGCTATTTTACAAGCGATTGTAAACAAACTATCGCTGAACAAATTCAAAGCCTTCAAGAAAGAGCAAATAGCATTGAACGTTGTGCGCAAGGATTAAAGAAATTTTTATAATTTTTTTTATTCTTTAGTATTATATTAGAAAATATAGTTATATTTGTCAAACAATTAAAATTTATATTATGAAAAACCTATTTAAAAGTTTAGCAGCATTTCAACAAGAAGTGCCAGTAATTCACAAAGGAACACAAGGCTACGGATATTCGTATGCTGACCTTCCTAAAATCTTTGAAGTAATTAACCCGTTATTACAAAAACACGGATTAGGCTTTAGCCAATTAATTAATGGTCAAACAATAGTAACTTGTTTATTCCATTGCGAAAGTGGTGAAAGCATAGAAAGTAAAACGGATATTCCACAAGGTGTACAGCTTAAAGGAATGAATGACTTTCAAGTTTTAGGTTCTGCAATTACTTATTTAAGACGTTACGCATTATCTTCGATTTTAGGTATTGTAACAGACAAAGACGTTGATGCAGCAGGAGAACAAATAAAACCCGTAAAGACGGATAAAAAACCTACAATACAAGGTGAACGATTCTTAAAAGCAGTAGAAGCAATTAGAGCAGGTGAATTTACAGCTGAAGAACTACAAGCAAAGTTCGAATTAAATGAAGTTCAACAAAAAGCATTATTACTGATATGAAAATACGAGCATCACAAATAGGAAAATTAATGACAAGTTCCAAAACAAAAGGGGAGGTTCTTTCTAAAACTACAAAGACTTACATTCAAGAACTTGCAATTGAACATAAATACGGAATACGTAAAGAGTTTTGGAGTAGATACACTGACAAAGGTAACGAAGTAGAAGACGAAGGAATCGAACTTGTTAACGAGGTTCTTGACTTAGGTTTCATCTATAAAAATGATGAGAATTTAACCAACGACTATTTAACTGGTACACCTGACGTAAACACGAATGAAGTTTTAATAGATGTAAAGTGTTCTTGGGATGCAACTACTTTTCCTTTTTTCGAGACTGAATGCCCAAATAAAGACTATTTTTTTCAGTTGCAAGGGTACTTATGGTTAACAGGAAAAGACGAAGCGTTACTTTGTTATTGCCTTGTCAATACACCTTTTCAAATCGTAGAAGATGAGGTTAGGCGTGAACATTGGAAACAAGGTTTAATTGATGAAAGTTTGGATGTAAGAGATTTTGTGCAGAAGAAACATAACTTTGACCACATACCAAAAGAAAAGCGCTTAAAAGTCTTTAAAATAGCAAAAGACGAAAGCGTAATAGAACAAATTAAAGAACGAATAGAGTTAGCACGTGAATATTATAACAATTTAATTAATGAATTATGAAAAAAATAGTAAAATGGTTTGAGTTAAACTGGGGTTGGCTATTTGTCAATTCAAGAAAACAAGGAGAATGGTTTGAGTATTTACGTAAAAAGTATAAAAAATGAGTGAAGATTTAAAAATAATGGGATACTACAAGAACGTAACCAGAGACCAAGTAGTACAAATCAAAGATTTTAAAAAAGATAAACTTTGGTATGAAACAATAAGACAATATGAAGCAAACCCTATAACAGAGTTCTGCTGTTCAGTTGAAAGATTTAAACGATTATATATTAAAACAAAGTAAAATGGAGAAAGCAATTACAGAAACAGAATTTATAAGCATTATAGGCAACGAAGCTTACTTTAAGTTTGTAAACGATATTTATAAGCTGCTAAAAGAAAGTGAAGCATATAAACGCGAAGAAGAAGTAGTATATTATATTGGTGCATCACCTTTAAACGAAACGATGTGGTTTCATTATGAAGCGTCTTTATTTAAAAAGGATATAGGAGATGAGTTTGGGTTTACACGAATGATAATAACCGATGACTTAGATATGACTTTAGACCGCATTAATTACGCAAAAGACGAAATAAAAAAGAACGGTGGTAAAGATGGAATTTGGATTAATAATAAATAAATAAAAATGGAAAAAAGAGACAATTCAGGGGCGTTATTTACTAACGACAAAAGAGAAAAGGAAACGCATCCACACTATCAGGGTAAGGCTACAATCGGAGGTGTAGAGTATTATGTTTCAAGTTGGGTAAAAGACGGAGCAAAAGGAAAGTTTCAAAGTTTAAGTTTTAAACCAGTTCAGGAACAAGCGAAACCAACAGGCGGAAAACCAAATGGCAGACCAAATTATGGAAAAGAATTTGATGAATTTTTAAGTGGTTTATGAAACAACAAGCAAAGGTTTTAAGCGAAGCAAATGAACTAACGAGGTTAATGATTAGACACTACTTACAAAAACACGAATTAAGTTTAAACGCTTTTTCTAAGTTAGTAGAGATAAAACAACCTAACCTTCATAAGTTTTTAAACGGAAGTAGCTTATCAAGCAAGTCAATCGAAAAGATTGGTGAGTTCTTCAGCAAGTAATTTAAGGCGGAACGTAAAAAATTCCGCTTTTTTTTTAAATTATTTTGTAGTTATATTAAAAAGTATTATATTTGTTCAACAATTAAAACTAAAAATTATGAAAGATTTATTTAAAAAATGTCCTGAGTGTGACGCAAGTGGTTATGTAACAGTAGATATTAACGATACTGATATACCTTACGAGCAAAACGAAATTGATTACACTTGTATGACTTGTGATGGAAGTGGTGGAGTAGTAGATAAAGACGAACTACTTGAGAAAATAGACCAAGTAAATGATTTAATACAAGGTATGCAGGTAAGAATGCGTTGTCATTCTGATACTATTAAGCATTGTAAAAAAGGAATGTTGGACCAATTAGCTGAAAAATACGTCTATAAATTAGAAATTTGTAGTTTAGCTTTAGGGCGTTTAATGAACTATAAAAGAAAATTGTATAACTTAGTTGCGTGAGAATATTGTTAATACTTTTATTTCCTTTTATAATAGCCTTATTCGTTTTGGATAGGGCTGTTTTGCTTTTTGCGTGGAACATACCAAGTATTACGATTCATAAATGGTTGTTTAACGAATACGAAATGGGTAAAAGTTTAGTTCGTGTTATTATAGGAATGATTGTTGTTTTAATGCTTATTTTAATTGGACTCTAATCAATTTCTGAATGACTTGTACGTTGAACATAAACACTGGATTAAGGTTGTTAAATCGTTTGGCGAATATAGTTTGGCTGAAGATATAGTGCAAGAAATGTATTTAAAGTTAGCAAAACACGAAAACAAAGAAAGATTTTACCGAAATGGAGTTGTTTATAAGGGGTTTATTTGGATTGTTTTGAGGAATATGTATTATGACTTTGAAAAAAGTAAACATAAGCTACAAAAAGTCGATATAACGGAGGCAATACAATTAATAGATGAAAGCGAACCAAACGAAAAGACGGAAGCACAAATAGAATTAGAAAACAAAATAAATAAGACTGTAGATAGTTGGCATTGGTATGACAAAATGTTATATGAACTTTATAGAGATTCAGGCATGAGTACACGCCAAATAGAAAAACACACTGGAATTAGTTTTAAATCAGTATGGCAGACGTTAAAATATTGTAAGGATAGTTTAAAAGAAGAAGTAGGAGACGATTATGAAGACTACAAAAACGAGGATTACGAATTAATAAAATAACATGGAATTCAAAATAGGTGATATTATAAGGGATGTTGAAGATGGCGACTGTTATTATGTAGGTGAAGTAACTGAAGTAGAAAATAATGAAGTTGCAAAATACAAAGTTTTAGATGTGTTTTGGTGTGGTGATTACATAAAAGACGATGAGTATATAGGTAAAATAATAGAACCTCAATGGTGGTATATAACAAAATAAATAAAACATGGCAAGAAAAAGACGAACTAAAGCTGAAATATTAGCAGCAGAAAGCAAAGGATTAGGAGATACCGTTGAAAAGGTATTAGAAGCAACTGGAGTAGCAAAGGTAGCTAAATGGATATTAGGAGAAGATTGTAAATGTGATGAACGCAAAGCAAAGTTAAACGAGTTATTTCCGTACAGAAAGGCGAAGTGTTTAGAACAACCTGAATACGAATGGTTAAAAGAATGGTTTGACAAAAAGGCGGAAGTAATTAAACCAAGTGAACAAAAGACAATACTTGCAATTCATTCAAGAGTGTTTGGGGTACGCAACGAACCTACAAGCTGTGGACCTTGTATTTTAGAAAGAGTAAACCAATTAAAACAAGTTTATAATACTTACGAAGATGCCAATTCCTAAGCCAACAAGTAACGAAACAAAGTCGGAGTTTATTCAAAGATGTATGACCGACGATAAAATGGTAAGTGAATATGAAAACACGGACCAACGTTTAGCAGTTTGTTCTACAAGTTATGAAGAAACCCTATCCAAAAACACGGATAAAAGTGAAAAACATAACCCTTAAAAGCGACTATTACATAGTATTTATGCACCCAACAAAGCATAAGTCAGACTGGAACGCTTTAAGATTAATAATGCAAATAACAGAAATAAACTACTGCGTATTCATAGACACGAAAATAGACTTTATGGAAATACACGCTGTATCAAAAGACGAATTTAGAGATTACTATTATAACCCTAATTAAATGCAAATAGTTAAAATAAGTGAGGTTAAACCTAACCCGAAGAACCCAAGAATAATAAAAGATGGAAAATTCCAAAAGTTAGTTAAGTCTATTCAAGAGTTTCCTGATATGCTAAATAAACGCCCGTTAGTGGTTTTTACTGATGTAGATGGTAAATATATCGTCTTAGGTGGTAATATGCGTTTAAAAGCCTGTAAAGAGATAGGATTAAAAGAAATACCGATTATAGTAGCAGACGAATGGACGGAAGAACAAAAAAACGAATTTTTAATAAAAGATAACGTAGGTTTTGGTGAATGGGACTGGGATAGTTTAGCAAATGAATG